GGGTTTCTGGTTCTAGCCATTGATCTTAAACCTCAAATATTCAGCAATTAAAAGGGCTTCCGCTATGTTGTGATCTCCCTTTTTGCGGATATGCATTCCTGCCTCTGGCCACTTTTCCCTTGCCAATAGGATGGAGTCGTATTTATCCCGACCAAGCCCAAAGTGCTTTTTCCACGATTGAGGGCTGACAAAGGTTACTGGGTAACGTGTCAGGATAGCTACAGCTTCAATTGCACCAGCGGCTCGCATGAACTTAGCCGTTGAAGATGCGCCTTGGTTTGGCATGGCATGAACGGCTTCTATAGCTATTTCTCCACCTTCCTTGGGGTCGATGAAGGTTGACAGAGTGTCAACAAGGGCAAGAGGAAGAATCCTGCCGTTCTCGTTGGCTATGTAACAGGCATCTACAAACTTGCCGTTGTGGTCAATTGCCGCAATTGCGCCTGAAATAGCGCCAACATCAATGCCAATATAAATCATTTAATCTCCACAGAAGCAAGGGATTGCTTCTTCGTTAGGGTCAATATTGCCAAACATATCGGTTTGTTGAAGTGCAAAATCATACATTTCCTTGTAGCTAGGTCTATCTTTTCTGAATTTTGCTCCGTCTCCATAAGTCTTGTTTGACGAATTAGCGTGAGCCTCCATTTTCATCCACCAAAGAGCCCTTTCAGGCTTTTCAGCAATGAGCGACATAATTTGATGAGCAGGTTTTAAGAAGCACAAATCACAATTTCCGTGCATTGTTACGCCATTCATGTTTGGCAGTCTCAAATCAAAAGACTGGTTTTTCCAAAACTCTCCTACTGTTTTCTTGGTAACTCCTGCCGTAACAAGTGGAGTCCTGCTCCTGTCCATTTTGGCGGCTCTACGCATTTCATCAGCCCTGATGCCGACCCAATCTGAGTTTTCATCATGCTCCCAACCGATTGACTTCAAATAGTGGTTGATAACCCTGATTTTCAATTTAGCGGTGCAAATCCTAGCTACTGGGTTTGGCAGGTATGGCGAGCCGTTTTGGTCGATCAACTCAAAGAAAGGCTCTCCATTACGGGAAGCAGTTTCAAAAGTAACTCTTTTCCACCTGTTTGCTGGCACTTCGTCATACTTGTATTCCAACCAATGTATCTCAACGCCCCAGTTTTTGCCGCAATCTCGGACAAATTCAAGTGTTGCTTCTTCTTCCTTGCCAGTATTGGCAAAGCAGACAATTGCTTCAGATGGCAAAGTCATGTTGTTTGCTTCCAATATGCGATAAAGCATATAAGCAGAAGTCCTACCACCTGAAAAACTGATACAGGTTGGCTCTTTTATTTCAAACGGATTCATTTTTACGCCTTTCGTTTATGTTGTTCATTCGTTTACGCAAGTCATTAGCGGCGGGTAACCCACGCTTTTTCTCTATGTCGGATAAGGTCTGCCACCACCATGCGGATGCTTTCATTTTCCCAAGGTCTTTGGTTTTCCTCTTGTGCCTCAGAATCCACTCTTTCGCCTCCATCTGCTTCAATGTCTCCAGTAGCTGTGAGCGCTCGGGTTGTGTCAGCGTAGCTAAGTTGCGAGGTTTCCCTGCATCTGTCCAGTAGTCGATTGGCTTCATGTTTTGTCATGCTACTTTACCTTTAAACCCTTCTCTAATCATTTTCAGTATTTCAGGGTTTGGCTTGGCAAGTTTTGCATCTTCGTCAAGTTTTGCAAGGGCAGGGTCACGTTCTGAGCTTGATGGTACTGTGACATGGGCTATATCAAACTTGTTGACCAGTTTGGGTTTCTCAGCAACCCATTCAGCCTTGAAAGCCTGCCAACCACGAACACAACATTCACTCATGGCTTGCTCAAGTGTCCAGCCTGCAATGTCAGCCTGTTCCCGCATTCCATCAATTACTCGTTGCGTTATGGGTGCTTTTTTGGCTTTCCTTAAAGTCTTGAAATCTTGCCAAACAGATTGTGAAACGCCTTCAGGCGTAATATCGGTTTTAGTTTTAGTTTCGGTTTTAGTTTCGGTTTCGGTTAAAGGTGCATCTGTATGCTTGTTGCATACACTTGTATACATCTGCATATCATTGTATTCAGGTGCAGGGAACTTGCTTTCTAATGCTCTGGGTTTATTGTCCCACTTGCACATTTGCAGATATTGCTTGCCATCAGACTCGTAAACGTGAATCAAGCCGCTTTCTTGTAGTTCGCTTACCAAATCCTTACACTTATTTAAGGTGACTGATTCCTTTATTGGAAAACAGTTGGCTTTAATCATGGCTGGTCTAGCATCAAAACGACCAAAATCATCTACTGTGACCAGCAAACGATAAAAAAGTGTTTCGGCTAAAGGGGAAAGTTTGTCGATGGATTCGCTGTCACGAACCCCCGATTTTAAATATCGAGTAGGCATTTTTTTCCTTCGCTGTCCTCCTAAGACAAAGAAACAAACGGCAGGCGGGGAGGCTCGCTTTTCGGTTGAGAGATCAAGCTCAACCTATCCGTGTTTCAAATAATTATACTGTTTTCTTCTCTTGCTGATGTTTTTCAATGGACTTTGCTAAGAATGGTCGCAACCACTTAGCCCCTCCAAGTCGTTTAAACTCATTCCACTCGCTTAAAGTGGCTCGTACGGCAATAGTCTTGCCGCTTTTGGTCATTTCAGTTTTAGGTCTTGGCATAGAGGCGTGATTGTGTTGTGTTTAACAAATACCACAATTAGGGTTTATCCTAGTGTTAAACATTATAATCTGTGTAACACTACGACTTCTCTACCAACACATTGAAAGGCGTAAACATGGAACTGGATATAGATTTTTGTGACCTTGAAATAGACATCAAGGCTTGGGTCGAATGGGAATATGACCCCGACTACTCTCCCAACGAGGGAGTCTACGATAAATTCATTTGGGTAGCCTATTTACAAATTGGCAACAACCGCATTGACATTACAGACGAACTCTCTGCCAAGGAGTGCAAACAAATTGAAAAACAGATTGAGGAGTCTATCGATGACAGCATTTAACAAAGCCGTTTGGGAATCCTACCAACAACTCAATGATGATGACATTATGGAAGCTATCTCTGGCTCTGAAGCTATCCCTCTTGCCATCAAATCAGGCGACTGGGAGTATGCCTTTCAACTCATCAAAGAACGCATTGACAACAAGATGACTCGCAGGGCTGAGTTTTACTTGTACAGCAAGACAAAGACACCATCAATTGATGATGATGATGAACTGCGTACCTTGCGAACCCTTTGGTTAAAAAACGAATATAGGGGAGATAAAGATGAAACTTAAAAACACCATTGCAACGATCTTAGAGGAAAGCCAAGATGAATATTTTTGCCAGTTTTGCACAAAGCCTAAAGTTGGCTCTCTCCCGATCTGCTCATGTTCAGGAAATTGGTTCAAACTTGCCGACTTTGACTTTGATACCCAATTCTCCATTGCCCAACAAATCTTCAACTCACAGAAAGGTACTGCCAACAAAAAAACTGACTGACCATGAGTTTGTATATACAGACTCAACCCAAACAAACATTTCAAAAACTTTTCAAAATTTTAAACAGGAGTGAATATGAATCAGGAACAGGTGTTGATGTTGCTCAACAAGAACGTCAATGAGCATACGGAAAAGAAAGCCAACCTAACCTATCTTTCATGGGCATGGGCATGGGCTGAAGCACTAAAGGCAGACCCTACAGCCATATACAAGGTGGATATGTTTGGCGACAAGTGCTACATGGACATAAACGGCACAGCAATGGTGTTCGTCACAGTCACCATGTTTGGCAAACCAATGACTTGCCAACTTCCAGTAATGGACTATCGCAATAAAGCTATCCCCAACCCTGACGCATTTGCAGTCAATACCGCCATCATGCGTTGCATGACCAAGGCATTGTCATTGCATGGTTTGGGTCTGTACATCTATGCTGGAGAAGACTTGCCAGAGGGTGACTCAGGCTCAGATATAGATGTAGGCATGATGATTGACCACTTGGCGGCTATTGATGCGGCTTCAACTTTAGAGGAACTCAAGAATGTATACAGCACTGCTTACGCTCATTGCGGTGGTGATAAGGGCTGGCAAAAGAAAGTGATTGATGCCAAAGAAAAGCGTAAAGGAGCATTGAAATGAGTGAAGTAATCCAAGGAACACCCGAATGGCATCAGCAAAGATGCGGTAAAGCTACGGCATCACGTATCTCTGACATTGTTGCCAAAACAAAGACAGGTTACAGCACTAGCAGGGCTAACTACATGGCTCAACTCGTAGTCGAGCGTATGACAAACCAAGTGGCAGAGTCATACACCAATGCGGCTATGGAGTGGGGTATCGAGCAGGAAATTTATGCTCGTGCGGCGTATGAGTTAAAAACAGGCAACATGGTAAATCAGGTAGGTGCTATTGACCATCCACGCATTCCCATGTCTGCCGCCTCTCCTGATGGCTTGGTGGGCGATGATGGATGCCTAGAGATCAAGTGTCCAAACACGGCTACCCATATTGATACCATTTTGGGAGATGAGCCAGCAAAGAAGTATTACGACCAAATGCAATGGCAA